GCCCCACCCGCCCCAGAGCCTTTCGAGCCAGCAGAACCTGAGTTACAACGTCCGAAAGTCGGCCCGGTCGAGTTCAAGCTACTCTTCACCTCTGCAGAGCGGCTCATGTTAAAAGAGCTACGCAACACTGACGCAGCCCTCGCTGACTTCTTCGAGATCATTGAAGATCCGCGCCTGCAGTATGTTGATCTATCGCTCGGCTCCACAGCCGCCGGGGTTGACCACTGCCTATCATTGCTCATCAATGCAGAGATCATCGCCGAAAGCGAAGCGGACACGCGGCGAGAGCAGATTCTTTCGGGTACGTTGCTTTAGCCCCAAACAAACGGCCCGCCAAGCGGCGGGCTTCGAGCTAGAAAGGGGGCAAATGCCAATTTATTCGGCTTTTCTATCCACCTTTAGAGAGGGGGGAGATGTCGTAACTATCGTCCCCAATTTGCATCTGAGTGACCAGTAAGAAGGGCTCCACCAAGCATCACGAAAGGTATAACCGTCGAATTCATTCACGACGAAAACCCACTTTTTTCGATAAATATCTTTATAACGCACCACTAAGGACAGGCGTGTCATGAATTGAGCCATGCCGTCAGTTCCAGTGCGCACGAGATCTTCGGAAACTGAGAATTTTGCTATGGTGATTTCATCGTTGGCACCTAATGCATGCCCCCTTTCTAAGCTGCTTACTGAGTGTATTTCTTTCAAATACTTCCCAAAGGTTCCCGCTATTAAATTGCTTACCTTGTCGAACATCGGTCCGCCGACCGGGCTTCCATCCCTAAAGACCTGAAAAGACTGAGGTATTGCTGGACCAAAACCTTTGTTTCCCAGTTTTATTTCACAGACTAGATTACGTGCTCTGGGGTATTCAGCCCAAACTGATAAGGCAGGCACTACAGATAGTCTCGCGTTCTTGCGCGTGATAATACCGTTCCATATGGCAATGGCCACCGCTAGAAAAGCAACAAGCACACTGACTATACCTACCACTACTTGGGCGGAAGCTGGGTCGCTCATCAGCTCGATCACACGCTCCCACATTAGGTGTCTCCTAGCCGTTTAAGGTTTTAATAGTCAGGGATATCGTTGGGCATTAGCTATCAATATCCTGTGGATGAAAAATACCACATATGCTTGAATTGATTTTTCAATGGTCTATATATAGTATCCATTCCACTAGGCATTTGAATTACCTAGAAACGCAAAAAGGCCTGAGCCAATTAGACTCAAGCCTTCTTGCAATGTCCAAGGCGTTGACGCGCCTTAAACTAGATATTGGTAGATATCATATGAAGAAACTTAACACATTACGTGTTACATGCAAACACTGTTTAAGCGTTTTGCTTAAGCGTAGGCAGACGTTGAATATGTGTAGTTGGAGGGCTTCACGATGAGAACCATAGAAATCGTGTTACACCTCTTTGACTTAACGATTAGGCTAGTCGAACTTACACACAATGTGTTGCCTCACTGGCCAATATTCTTTTGACGTCAGCAAGCCCGCCTTGGCGGGCTTTTTTGTGCCCATTCACACCCCACGGTGTAAACCGCCCCACTCACACCCAAGACCGCTACCACCCTCCCCCAAGCCCCCGCACGATACCTGCGTGAATTCACAACATTTAAAGTGAACCTGCGCAGGAGCCACCATGGCACTCGATCAATACCACCACGGCGTGCGCGTTGCGGAAGTCAACGACGGCACGCGCACTATCCGCACCGTCTCCACGGCGGTAATTGGCGTGGTCTGCACCGCGTCCGATGCGGATGCCACCACCTTTCCCCTTAACCAACCCGCCCTGGTCACCAGCGTAGATACCGCCATCGGCAAGGCGGGCACTCAAGGCACGCTGAAAGACACCCTCACCGCCATCAGCCAGCAGGCCAAGCCGATCATCGTCGTGGTGCGGGTGGCAGAAGGCGAAACCGATGAAGAAACCACCGCCAACGTGGTGGGCACCACCACCGAGCTAGGCCAGCGCACCGGGCTGCAGGCGCTGCTGACCGCCAAGCAGAAGCTGGGCGTCACGCCGCGCATTATCGGCGTGCCTTACCTGGATACCCAACCGGTGGCCACCGCTATGGTCGCGGTGCTGGAGCAGCTGCGCGCCTTTGGCTATGTCTACGCCCACGGCTGCGAAACCATCAGCGAGGTCACCGCCTACCGGGATGAATTCGGTGCCCGCGAGCTGATGGTCATCTGGCCCCAGTGGCAGGCGTTCGATACCGACGACGCCGATACGTTGGATATCAGCCCTGTGGCGATCGCCCTCGGCCTGCGCGCCAAGCTGGATCAAACCGTGGGCTGGCACAAAACCTTGAGTAACGTGGTGGTCAACGGCGTCACCGGCATCAATAAAGACGTGTTCTGGGATCTGCAATCGCCCAATACCGATGCGGGCCTACTCAACGCGGCCGATGTCACCACCCTGGTCAACCAGAGCGGCTACCGCTTCTGGGGCTCGCGCACCTGCGCCGGGCCGCAAAGCCTGTTCCCCTTCGAGAACTACACCCGCACCGCGCAGATCCTCGCCGACACCGTGGCCGAAGCGCACCTCTGGGCAGTGGATCTGCCCCTGCACGCCTCCCTGGCTCGCGACATCATCGAAGGCCTGAACGCCAAGTTCCGCGAGCTGAAAACCCTGGGGCTGATTGTGGATGGCAGCGCCTGGCTGAACGAAGAGCTCAACACCCAGACCTCCCTCAAGGCCGGCAAGCTGCGCATCGACTACGACTACACGCCGGTACCGCCGCTGGAGGATCTCGGTTTCCAGCAGCGCATTACCGACACCTACCTGGCTGACTTCGCCGAGCGCGTCGCGGCCACCGCCTGAACTGACTAGCGAGAGACTCCATGGCACTCCCCAAAAAGCTCAAAGACCTCAACCTGTTCAGCAACGGCGAAAGCTGGCAGGGCATCGTCCAGTCGATCACCTTGCCCACCCTCACCCGCAAGATCGAAGAGTGGCGCGGCGGCGGCATGGACGGCGCCGTGGGTATCGATATGGGCCAGGACGGCCTGCTCACCGTTCAGTGGACGGTCGGTGGGCTGGTCGAAAGCCTGTTCGATAACTTCGGCACCGCCCGCATCGATGCCGACATGCTACGCATGACCGGCAGCTACGAGCGCGACGATATCGAAGACGCCTCCGCCGTCGAGGTCGTCATGCGCGGCCGCCACACCGAGATCGATATGGGCGATGCCCAATCCGGCGAAAACACCGAGCACCAGGTCACCAGCACGCTCAGCTACTACAAGCTCACCATCGACGGCGTCGAGAAAATCGAGATCGACCTGGTGAACGGCGTGTTCAAGGTCAACGGCGAAGACCGCCTGGCCGGTCGACGTCAGCGCCTAGGTATTTAACAACCCCCTTTTTTCGAACCCTCACACACCAGGACACCACCATGACCAAAGCCAACACCGCCACCGTGACCGACCCGATCGAACTAGACGAACCCATCAAGCGCGGCGAGCAAACCATCGACACCATTACCCTGCGCAAGCCCAAATCCGGCGAGCTGCGCGGTGTTGCCCTGGCCGATGTACTGCAGATGCAAACCGACGCGCTGATCACGCTAATCCCACGCCTCTCCAACCCGTCGCTCACCGCGACCGAAGTCCGCCAGATGGATCCGGCCGACCTGGTGCAATGCGGCGGTGAAATCGCCGGTTTTTTGCTGACGAAGCGGGCCAAGGGCGAGAGCGAATAAACCTCCCTGGCCAAGTAGAAGACGCGATGGCGGATCTCGCCATTGTCTTCCACTGGTCGCCGGAAGAGTGCGCCGACTTCAGCCTGCGGGAGCTAATGGAGTGGCGCGAACGGGCGCGAAAGCGCAGCACACCCTCGGAAAGCAGGAGCCAGCGTGGCGCGTAATCTAAAGCTTGAAGTCATTCTCAACGCCGTCGACCGGGCCACCCGCCCGCTACGGGCGATTGATCGCGCCTCCCAGGGCGCGTCTCAAGCCATGCGCGAAAACCGTGACCGCTTAAAGCAACTGGAGGCCACCCAGAAGAACGTCAACTCCTTTCGTACCCTAACCCGGCAATCCACGGAAACCACCACCGCCCTGCGCGAACAGCAGGAACGCATCCGCCGCCTCTCTCAGCAGATGCAGTCCCACCAGGGCGACACCACCGCATTGCGTGCCGAACGTCAACGGGCCATTACCCAGGCGCGCCGACTAAGCCAGCGTTACGATGAAGAACGCCAGCAGCTACAGCGACTGCGTACCTCGCTGAAAAATAACGGCGTCAGCACCGAACACCTCTCCCGCGATCAACGGCGGCTGACCAGTGAGATACAGCAGGCCAACACCGCCGTGGATGAGCAGCGGCAGCGGCTAAAACGGTTAGCCGAACAGCAGCGCAATGCCGCCCAAGCCCGTGGCCGATACGACCGCGCCATGAGTATGCGCAACAACATGGCCGGTACCGGCGCGGGCATGATGGCCAGTGGCGGTGCCGCGCTGTACGCCGGGGCACGGCTGCTGGCCCCTGGCGTGGCCTATGGGGAATCCATGTCGCGGGTGCAGGCGCTCACCCGCATGGAAGCCGACGACGAACGCTTCCAGGCCCTTCGCCAGCAAGCGCGGGAGCTAGGAGCCACCACCGCCTTTAGCGCGGGGCAATCCGCCGATGCCCAAGGCTACCTGGCCATGGCAGGTTTCGATCCGGAGGCCATTCAGGCTGCCATGCCGAATATGCTCGATCTGGCACTGGCCAACCGCACCGATCTCGCCCGCACGGCGGATATCTCCTCCAACATTCTCTCCGGCTTCGGGCTAGACCCCGCCGAGATGGGCCGCGTGGGCGATGTGCTCACCGCCACCACTACCCGGGCCAACGTCGATCTGGAAATGCTTGGCGAGTCGATGAAGTACGTGGCGCCCCAGGCCCGGGCCATGAATATGTCGCTGGAACAATCCGCCGCCATGGCCGGGCTGCTGGGCAACGTGGGCATTCAAGGTAGCCAGGCAGGCACCACCTTGCGCGCCATGGTCACTCGCCTGGCCGCGCCCACCGGTGCCGCTGCCAGCGCGCTGGGAGATTTAGGCGTCAATGCCAAGGATGCCCAAGGCAACCTGCGGGACATCCCCCGCATTCTCACCGATGTGGCCCGCGCCACGGAGGAGATGGGCAACGCCGACCGCGCCGCCTACTTAAAAGACATCTTCGGCGAAGAACCCGGCGCCGGCATGGCCGAACTGATCGCCCAGCAAGGCAGCGCGGGCATCGAGCAGTTTGTCGAGATCCTCACCAACGCCGCCGGTGAAAACGCCCGTGTGGCGAAAACCATGGCGGACAACATCGGTGGCGACCTCAAATCGCTCAAATCGGCCTGGGAAGAAGTCGGCATCTCGATCACCGACACCAACAATGGTCCACTGCGCGACCTCATCCAGAACGTCACCGCCATTACCCGAGGCGTAGGCCGCTGGATCAATGAAAACCCACGGCTCGCTGGCACCATCGCCAAGGTGGCCGCCATTCTGGCCGTGCTGGTCACCGCGGGCGGTGCACTAACGCTGATGCTCGCCTCCATCCTCGGCCCCATTGCCATGGTGCGCTACGGCATGGCGCTGGTCGGCCCGCAGATCCTCATGGCAGGCAAAGCGTTCCTATGGCTGGGCGGTGTGTTCCGCACGGTGTCGATGTTCCTGCTCGCCAACCCCATTGGCGTGGCCATCGCGTCGATCGCCGCTGCAGCCTACCTCATCTACCGCTACTGGGAACCGATCAAAGCCTTTTTCCAAGGGCTGTGGCAGCAGGTGAAAAACGCTTTTGATAACGGCATCAGCGGCGTGGCGCAGCTGCTGATGAACTGGTCACCGCTGGGTCTGCTTTACCAGGGGATCACTACCGCTTTAAGCGCCCTGGGCGTTCAGATCCCCGAGCAGTTCAGCTCACTGGGCAGCGCCATTGTGGACGGCATGATCGGCGGGCTAACCGGCAAGCTGGGCGAATTGCGCGAAAGCATAACGGGCATGGCAGGCAGCGTGCGTAACTGGTTCGCCAATGTGCTGGGCATCAACAGCCCCTCCCGGGTATTTGCTCAACTAGGCGGTTTCACGGTGGATGGCTTAATCAGCGGCCTGAGTAGCAAGCTCGGCGAGCTGCGCGACCGAGTGGTGAATATGGCGGGCAGCGTGCGTAGCTGGTTCGCCGATGTGCTGGATATCAACAGTCCTTCCCGCGTGTTTACCCAGTTAGGTGGCTACACGGTGGATGGACTGAATCAAGGGCTGGACGCTCAGCGCGACGAACCCGCCAGGCGCATTCAAGAGATCGCCCGCCGCGTTTCCCGCGCCGGTGCTGGGCTGGCACTAGGAGCCGCCACCCTGCCCGCAGCAGCGATGCCCAGCATCGAGCAGCAGGCACCTATTCAGTTTGATACCCGGCCACCGCTGAGCATGCCCAGCGCCCAGGCGGGCGGCCTCACCATGGGCGATATCAATATCAATGTTACCCCAGCCCCCGGCATGAACGAACAGCAGCTCGCCCAATACGTGGCGCAGGAAGTGCAGCGCGCCCTGGCCAACGCCCAGCGCGACGCCCAGGCACGCCAGCGCTCATCGATGCGCGACCTCGATTAAAAGGAACCCATCATGCTCATGGCCATCGGCATGTTCGTGTTTGAAACCCGCAC